AGAGGCATTTGTACCCCGGTAACGGTTCCGTTGCTCATGGTCTGCCTCCCAGATTCCAATCGGTTTGCGCGGCTGCCTTGGCCTCCTCGACAGTCGGGAAGTCCTGCCCTGCGTTATGGTTGTTGAAGCTAGCTCCGACCTTAACAGTGCAGACCAGCAGATAGGCAGTCTCGGTCTGCTGCACGATCCGGTAAGAGGTTTTCGGCGAGGGATCTGCTATCGCAAGCGCCCCTGAATCTTTGGGGTTATCAATCCATTCGAGTTTCATGTTTTGATGATCTTGTTCAGGGCAATGAACGGCGGCATCGTATTGTGTGCCGTGCCGCTGCCAGTATTTTGATTCGATACGTATGCCGGTGAGGCATCCACTTGCAATCCTCCTCCCCAGCCAGCATGTGGCTGGGTGCCACCAGAAACAGCCAGATTTGACTGGTATAGAAGAACAGTGTGTCGATGAGGTCCATCATTAATCACGTGGCTATGCGCAGCCAGTTCCGCAATGGTCAGGACATGTTTTTCCTCGCCTCCGGTAGCGGCCAGGGCGCGATCAGTCAGCCCGGTGCCCTGCCCCATAGCCACGACGGTCCTGCCCCGGCAATCGGGCAGATTAAAGGTAGTGGACCCGTCGCCAGCCCCGTAAGTAGTTCCGATGACTGCGAACAATCCTGCGAAAAGGATCCGGTCCTGCGCGGAACCGTCAGTGATAAGAAATCCCTCGGGAGCAGTTACACCCGCGAAATCGATCATGGCTCCGGTCGGCAATGCCGCAGCTGCCAAATTCCGGCAGGTATTGGTCCCGTCGACAAAGTCGGTTTCCAGCCCGCTTACCTTGCGCATCAGTCCGTCCTGAGTCGAATCGGCAATCGGAGCCTGCGCAGTGGAGCCTCCGGTCGGCGAAACCTTGATGATGTAGGTCAGGACCAGGAACGGCGGCACGTTATTATGGGCGCCATTGCCTCCCGCATTATTGGTGCCGGTAATACCCGTGTACTCATAGGTCACACTCCATTGAATGACGGTGTTTCCAAAACTGTAGCCGCCGCCACCTGCCGTTGCTCCCGCGCCACCCGCAGAATGCGTATGTTGTTTATCAGTAATCGGATGAGCGTGCGCCGCCAGCTCTGCAAGGGTCAGCTGGTGATTCTCTTCGCCTCCGATTGCAGCCAGCGCCCGGTTGGTCAGGCCTGTTCCCAGCCCAGCACCCAGCAGAAAACGTCCACGCAGATCAGGTAAATTGAAGGTAGTGCTGCCATCTCCCGCTCCATAGGTGGTTCCCAGCAGCGCAAAGAGTTCGGGATAGAGCAGGCGTGAAACTGCCGAACCGTCAGCCAGCATCCATGAGGCCGGTGCAGCTACTGCGGGCCATGCCTTGATAGTGCCGACATCCTCATTGCCTAGTTCACCGGGCGGTCCCTGCACTGTCGAATCAGCCCCAGGATCACCCTTGTCACCCTTGTCACCCTTGTCACCCTTGTCACCCGGAGGCCCCGGCACGGTCGAATCAGCCCCTGGCGGTCCTGGCGGTCCCGGCACCGTCGAATCAGTCCCAGGCGGGCCAGATGCGCCTCCAGGGCTCGTCAGGCTTCCTGCAGGAATCAATGTGCCTGTGACCGCGTGCTTGGTGACGCCGTTCATGTCTTGATAATTTTGTTCAGGGCGATAAACGGCGGCATGTTATTATGCGCAGTGCCACTGCCTGCATTCTGGTTAGTAGCAGTAGTATTCTGGTTAGTAGGCGTCACCGTAGTTGTACTGCTCCAAGGTCCAGCTCCCGACACAGGTCCAAGAGCACCACCTCCTGGCGTCGATCCCTGCGCATTCATAACAAGGTCATGTCTATGAGCATTCTGGATATGCGTATGAGCATTCTGGATGTGCGTGTGGCTAGCTAATTCGGCAATTGTCAGCGGGTGACTTTCTTCGCCTCCTGCAGCTGCCAGTATCCGGTCAGTCAGCCCGCCACCCTGACCGGCACCTACTGCAGCTCTGCCCCGGCAATCAGGCAGGTTAAAGGTAGTCGATCCATCGCCTGCTCCGAAGGCAGTTCCAATGACAGCGAATAGACCGGCGAAAAGGATTCGGTCTACTGCTGAACCATCGGCAATCAGAAATCCGCTGGGAGCGATTACCCCTGCAAAGTCCAGCACGGTTCCAGTCGGCAGCAGCAAGGCAGCAATCGCCACGGCCAGATCCCGGCAGGTATTCGTCCCGTCAACGAAGTCGGTCGCTAATCCGCTGACCATCCGCAGGAGGCCGTCTGTAGAATCGTCAGCCAGCGGGATGCTCCCCGGAGGAGGATTCATCAGAGTGAGAATGTTGCCATCCTTTGCGGTAACCTGCAGAGTCCCGGCTTCGCCAGCACTGCCGCCTGCAGTATCCATCCAGACCAGCTGACCGACAATAATCCAGCTAGCATCCTCCATCTCTACCTGCACGGTTTGTCCGACCGGAGGAATAGTGAATGGAGCAGCTGTCGCAGTGAAGGCATTGATACCCGGTGGCCCCGGCACAGTCGAAACCGGACCTTGCGCTCCAGGTGGCCCCGGAACCTTAGAGGTCTGCAGGAGTCCGGTAAAGAAATCGGCAAAGGTCACCTGGACGGTTGGCGTGACCGGGGTGCCCAGAGGAGGAGCTACCAGCGTGGAATCGGGATAGCGGCTGGGCAGCTCATCCGTAACCAGAATCTCGATGATAACCTTTGGAGCGAGCTTGCCGTCGGCTGCATTTCCGCCAAAACTGATTTCCCTGAACTGGCAGCGCGGCTCATAGAAAGCGATCTTCATCGCGACTTCCTGGCTGAGCATGGCCTCCGCGATCTGCATCGGCTTATCAACCATCGTGAAGTCCATGCCGAATTCACGGTCGAGCGGAACCGAGAAATACTCGGTCAGCAGGATATACTTGACGTTCTGGTAAACCTCATCCGCGCCGGTCGCTCCGAAATCGATGTCTCTTGTCAGGTAGCGGTTGCCCAGCGCATCCGTGATCTCCAGGCTGTGCAGTGCGGTAGTGCTGATTTCTTCTGTCGTCCCGTTCATGACAGCAGCAGCCGGTACTCCTTAAGTGACACATCGACGGAAGCCCCGAAAAGGACGCCGTGCGAATCAAACCATTTATGCTCCTCCTCGACACCGTTGCAGACAAAGAGGTTGAAGCCGAGCGTAACCGGGCGCATCCCGACCAGGAGCGGGGCCACGAATCCCGTCCTGACGTAGGTGCGCAGAACGAACAGCGACCCAACCGGATCAGCGTTCCATTTCTTATTGAAGTTCATGCGGAACGAGACACTGGTCAGTCCCGGCCCGGTAAACTCCAGAATCGGCATCTGCAGATGAACCTGATGCTCGGCAAACCGGTTGGTGTTGCTTACCCGCAGATCACTGAATGTGTGCACCCGCCGACGGGAGCATTCAAACAGGAGGACGCCGAAGGTTCCGATCATGACCCCTCAAGTTTTCTCGTGTCCTCCAAAATCAGTTGCGGCGAAACTCCCCTTCTCGGTTTCCTCCTGCATGTGCTCGATGACCTTGCCGGTATCCATCCGGATAGCCGCGAGGGTCAGGACCGCCGCCGCCATCTTGTCTCCCTCAGTGACGTTCCTCAGGAAGTCCTTGAATATGTTCACCACTTCTTGATTAGCCATAATGACCTCTATTCGCCTGAGGGCCTCCCGGAGACCCCGGTTATTGATTGTCAATCTTTTAACTGCCATTGCCTGATCCGTCAGCATTCTTCACATGCGGATGAGCGGTTGTCTCTGATTTTTGGTAAGGCTTGATGTCGTCAACCCAAAGCATCCCGGTGATCTTGGTGTCGGGCGCGTCCAGGGTAATTACGCTCGCCTTAATAGTGCAGCTGCCGCAGGTGATGTTTATCGGGTTGCCGGAATAGATGGTCAGATGCCCCTGTCTGCCTGCCCTGATTTGCACTCCATCCTTGATCAGCGCGGCCTGACTCTCCTGGTACTCCATGATCGTCCCGTCAGCGTAGGTGGTGTGCCTGGTATCAGGATCAGTAATAGGAGGAGGATTTCCAGTGTTGTAAAAAGAACCATCCACGAAACCGTCTTCATCGGCGTTGGGAAGCATGGTTACCGAAACGTCATCGCCCACCTTTGGGCACCAGAAAGTGCTGGTTGACCGGCTGCCGAACTGCTTAACCGGGAGCGGCTTGGAGATCAGTCCATCCTTATCCAGGTACTGGACCCGGACACAGACCTGGGTCTGGTCACAGAGCACTTCAGTCACCTTGCCGTGCCGGAACATGTTGCGGATCTCGCTGTCCCGGCCCGTCCGGTTCACCGGAAACACACTGTCGGAATCATAGTCCATTTTTAGCTCTTATCAGAGAATCTGTCCTAAATCCGGCCTTTACCGCCCACTTTAGCGCTCCCGGTGTCCTAAATTAACAGGGCAAAATGCACATTTAGGCCCTTAGTGTCCTAAATCGTTCCATTCAAGAGGGTTATACGGCTTA